GAGGACTGGATGACCCATTGAAAGTTACATCTATCACAGTAGACAAAGGATGCTTGTGTTGGATGTGGATTGAAGAAGCATATGAAATCAGTTCAGAAGATGATTTTAATATGCTTGATGAATCTATTCGTGGTGCAGTCCCGGAAGGTTCAGACTTATTCAAACAGATTACCGTTACTTTTAACCCTTGGAATGAACATCACTGGCTAAAGAAGAGGTTTTTTGATAACCCGGATGATGAAACCCTTGCATTGACAACCAATTACAAATGCAAGAGTACGGAAGATTTGGCTGAAATTGTTGGTGTCAGCGTTGTTCTTAAAATTGTAGATATTATTCTTGAGCATTTGCCGGATGCAGGAGAAGAGGTATTTGCCTTTATTGCCGGAGTGATCGGAAGAACAAAAGATGAAGTTGCAATGCTGCCTATGGATGTGTTCTTTGAATTGGTCGTTGATGTATTCAAAAGAAAAGAATTTGTGGGTTTTATGAAGGCTGTTTCAAGATTAGTCAAATAGGAGATTTAAAGTTTATGGACTTGGTATTTCACAGATACGCAAGTCCTTTTTTATTGCTTGATCAGGTTGTGGGTAATGATGAATTATCTGAATTTGTCAATATGCTTTGGGGTGTGACCGAAGAAGAACGTGAGTGGGAATATTTCCTTGCAAAAGTTTTTGATAAATCATTTGAGGACTTTAAACAATCTGTAAAACCACAACCACCTGTTTCTAAAAAAGAACTTGAAACGACAGTAAGAGAATCTTTAGATATGATGAACACATTCATTCCTGAATAGCGGAAGGGGTGAATCTATTGAATGGAATTATTTAAGCTATTTGGAACAATAGCAATACAGAACGCTGATGCTAATGATCAAATTGATGATACTACAGATAGAGCAGAAAAATCAGAAGGTACAATAAGTAGTGCATTTAAAAAAATAGGAACTGTAGTGGCGACCGCATTTGCGGCGGATAAGATAAAAGATTTTGGCTTGAATTGTATTAATTCCGCAGCAGACGCAAACGCAGCATCTTCACAGTTTTCGCAGGTGTTCGGTGATATGGAAAGTCAGGCAAAAAAGTCCCTGACTGGAATTGCGGATAATACTGGAATCCAAGTCAACCGGATGAGGGGGAGCTATACACAAATTGCCGCATTTGCAAAAACAACAGGAATGGACACATCAAACGCACTTGGTCTTGCCGATCGTGCAATGGTGGCAGTAGCGGATAGCGCAGCATTCTATGACCGGTCACTGGAAGAAACGACAGAAAGTTTACAGTCATTCTTAAAAGGAAACTATGAAAATGATTCAGCACTTGGATTGTCCTGTACAGAAGTAACTAGAAATGAAGCGGCGAATAAGTTATATGGTAAGTCCTTTAAAGACCTATCAGAAGCCCAAAAACAGTTGACGTTGCTGCAAATGGTAGAAGATGCGAACGCTGCTTCTGGTGCATTAGGACAGGCTGCACGAGAATCCGATACATGGACAAACCAAACAGGGAACTTAAAACAAGCGTGGACGGATTTTCAAGCAGCAGTCGGAAAGAATGTATTACCAATCGCGGTAGGTGTAATCAAAAAAGGCGCAGAAGTAGTACAAGGCTTGACTGATAAGATGCCCGACATTATTCAAACATTTAAGGATTGGTCACCTTTGATTGCAGGAGTAGTTACTGGATTTGTGACATTAAAGGCTACAATGGCAATTGCAGGAATCATAAGTGCAATAACCACAGCTTGGACAGCATATAAGACTGCCAATGAGGGGGCAACAATAGCACAATGGCTATTTAATGCGGCTATGAACGCAAACCCAATTATTTTGGTGGTCACACTGATTGCTGGGTTAGTAGCAGCCCTTGTTGTATTGTGGAACACAAATGATGGATTCCGAGAAGCAGTAACAGGTGCATGGGAAAGTATTAAGGAAACCTTTTTTACTGTCATTGAAGCAATCAAAACTTTTTTCACAGATTTGTGGGAAAATATTACAACTACTTGGGAAAACATTAAAGAAACTGTATCTACTGCAATTGAAAATATTAAAACTGCAATTGCTGAGAAGTTTGAAGCAATTAAGACTGCAATCACAGAAAAGATTCAGGCGGTGAAAGATACTGTAAGTATGATATGGGAAAATATCAAGACGGTATTTCAAACTGCAATTCAAGCAATTGTGACAGTAGTTTCCACTCATTTTGAGAATATCAAACTGGTAGTAACTACAGTGTTCAGCGTGATTCAGACTTATATTAGCACTGCACTGAGCGTGGTGAAACAGATCATACAAGTTGTAATGGCTTTAATAAAAGGAGACTGGTCTGGTGCATGGCAGGGTATTAAAAATATTTTCTCTACCATTTGGGAAGGTATCAAGTCTGTTGTAACAACAGTAATTAATACAATTAAGACAATTATCACTAATGTACTAAGTTTATTACCTAATTCAGTGACTACTATTTTGAATAATGTTAAGAATGTATTTACTAATATATGGAATACAATAAAAACAACTGTCACAACGGTTATTACCGGAATAAAAACTGGTATTACTAATGGTTTGGAAAGTGCAAAAACAGCAGTATCTAATATACTGGATGGCATTAAAACTAAATTTAGCACGATTATGGACGGTGCTAAAACTATTGTCACAAGTGCTATAACGAAAATCAAAGATGCTTTTGATTTTGATTGGAAGTTACCAGACTTAAAGTTGCCACACATTAGTGTATCTGGCGGTAAAGCACCCTATGGGATTGGTGGAAAAGGGTCACTTCCTAGTTTTGACATAGAATGGTATGCAAAAGCTATGGATAATCCGGTTATGTTCACAAAGCCCACCATCTTTGGTTTAAATCCTATGACTGGAATGGGTAGAGGTGCAGGTGAAGCAGGTGATGAAGTTATGATTGGAAAAGAAACCATGCTGAATATGATTAGACAAGCTGCACAAGAAGGTAACAACAATACGGATGTTGTGCGTTTATTAAATATTCTGTTGTCATGGCTTATCAATGGTGGGTTCACGGGTGCGTTAATTGATGTACTTACCAATCATGTTGTATTCGAACTTGATAACCGAGAGATTGTGAGGCTGATAGAAAAATATGCTTGATAAATTAACTTATATAAACCATCTGAACCAAAGGATTGACTTTGGTTCAGATGGTGTTTTTTTAACAGATTTAGATTTATATGACTACGAATGGTCATATAACTCGAACTTTGATGAAATCACAAGTTTCAGAAAAGGTATCACAAAAAGAAAGATGAAAATAATAATTCTTGCACAAACAGAAGAAGAAGGAATTGAAAAACGCAATAAGATTTTTGAAATTTTTGAGCAAGATGTATTAGAAGAATCGCAAGGAAAGTTACGCAAAGGTGACTATTATTTAAACTGTTATGTGGTAGCATCAAGTAAATCAAAATGGTTTTCGTCTGAAAGATATATGGAAAATACAATAACTATTATTTCAGATCGGTCAGATTGGGTGTCAGAAAAAAAGTTTGAATTTTTGAAATCCTCTGAATCAGAAAAAGTAGAAATGGATGATCTGAAAAAATATCCTTACAAGTATGGGTATTATTACAAAAACCAGATATCATCCGGCACCATACTAAACACTTCTGTGAATACGTCCGATTTCGTAATGAGAATATACGGAGCAGTCACAAATCCACTTGTTATGATTGGAAAACACACATATCAAGTGAACGTTTCTATTAATCAGGGTGAATACGTTGAGATTGATAGTGAAAACAAGACCATATATTTGATTCATGCGAATGGACGAAAAGAGAGTATATATTGGAGTGCATCCAAAGATAGTTATATTTTTCAACCGATAGAAAAAGGAACACAAACGATATCTTGGAATGGTAGTTTTGCGTTCGATTTGATTCTTAAGAACAAAAGGAGTGAACCATTATGGACATTGAATACACGGACGTAAACTGGATTAAAGAAGGTTCGCTGAAATATTACAATTGTGATCTTGAGATTGGTGGAAAAAATGATTTTGAAATCAATATGAATATTAAAAATGACTGTATGGTCGAAGGTTCATTGTGGTATGTGAATGACACGGAATATGGTGGAATTGTAGACAAGATAATGATCAATACTGAAAAAGAAACAGTTACTTATTGCGGTAGAGCATGGAGAGGAATCTTACAGAAAAAGATAATCAGACCTACAAAAGGTCAAGATTATTATAAAGTAACAGGTGATGCAAATGATATTTTAAAACAGGTAATTAAAGATATTGATTTGATTGACCTTTTTTCTATTCCCGAATATAAATCAGGAATTAATATCACGCATAAATTTGACCGTTATTGTGATGCTTACAGTGGACTTATGAAAATGCTATTTAAAAATAACATGAAATTACAGATTCGGATGATTAAGGATATATTAACAATTGAAGCTGTTCCTATTCTAGATCTTTCTGAAAAATATGAATATAGTGATGATTATGGTATGAAAATCATACTGGAAAATGATAGTAGTGGAATCAATCATCTGATCTGCTTGGGGCAGGGAGAACTTGCTCAAAGAACCGTTATTGACCTATATGTGGACGCAGAAGGTAATATTGGTGACAAGCAAGTGTTTTTTCATGAAAAAGAAATTGCAGAAACTTTTGATTATGGTAATTCCACAACTGCCGAGGAACTAAAAGAAAAAGGAATTGAAAATCTTGAAAAGAATAAAAGTAAAAACAAAATATCAGCTACTTTTCAGAAACTAGACGTTGATGTTGGTGATTTAGTCGGTGGAAAAAATAGATTGACTGGAAGAACAGTCAAAGAAACAGTTACAAAAGAAATTGTAAAAATCAAAAATAATATTGAAATGATAACATATGAGGTAGGTGAAGAATAATGGTTAGATTAGAAACTGGTGATACAGGTGTAGCTGTCACTGCTGATTCTGATGGTGCATTATACAGTGGCATGTTCGGTGTTGATAATTATGTTGTTGCGACAGGCAATAAATTTAAAGCAGAAATTCAGAGTAACAACAAGATAAAAATTAGTGATGGTTCTGCTATTATGAATGGTAGACATATAAGAGTTCCTGCCGGGGACAGTGAACTTGTGACAATAAACAATGGTTCACAGGGGATGAATAGAATAGATCTCATTGCCCTTAGATATAAAAAGGAATTAACGGGTGTGGAAAGTGGAAGTCTGGTGGTTATCCAAGGGGAAGAAACAGCTTCTGAACCGAAAGCTCCTGATCATGTGAAGGGTGATATTTTAACAGGTGCGACACAAGCAGACTTCCCATTATATGAGGTGAAACTTGAAGGAATCAACATCACAGATATCAAACCGCTTTTTCAGACCATTGGAAATATCACGGAATTGGAGAAAAAATTTGCTGAATTAAATGGCAAAATAACAGAACAAAATACTCTCTGGGATGGCTTTCTTTATATGCAAGGCGGACAAGAGGTTAAATTATCCACACCTATAGACCAAACCAAAAGTGGAATTGTTTTGGTTTTCTCGTTTGTGGAGAACGAAAAAGCACAAGATTACGCTTGGCATAGTTTTTTTGTGCCAAAAGCTCTTGTCGAAAGCCGACCGGGAGATGGGCATCAATTTAACCTTTTCTGGAATACTTGGAGCCAAAAATATTTGTACATCCATAACGATAAAATTGTTGGTCAGCCGACTAATTCTAACACCCAAAATAAAAGATTTGGGCTGAGAAAAATTATTGCTGTTTAAAGCCGATTACACACACATTAATACGCGGCTCCCTTTTTACCCCATCAGCATTGAATGCTCTAAGTGTCGCTGTGTTTTGATTAAACTCATACAGTCCCAATGTTAAGAGGCCATAACTCGATGATGAACTACGACCTTGCATAATTGGGATTACAGATACAATCTTACTCATTCCAAATTGCTTAAGATCTACAGCAATATCTGTATACGATCCTGCATTAACAGCATGTATGCCAATATCTTTGTGTTCTGCGGATATGATATTGCCATTTAATTAAGTAAATTCATCATTGAATTTGCTATAATGATGGAAAAAAGGAAGTGGTAGTATGGAACAAAAGATAATGGATGTATTGCGTAGAATGCATAGTATTCTTACTGATGCGCAACTTACAGAGTTGAAGAATACACTAAATGTGGTATTTGCAGGATGTGAATTGACTGAACGTGTAGAACTACAAATAATGGATTGCAGTTGGAAAAATGACTTGGAAGACTTTCTAATCAGCAAGGCACTAGAGGGGAAAAGTCCTGAAACAGTGAAACGCTATAACTATGAGTTAAGCAGATTATTGTCTTATATTAATAAAGCCGTAGTTGATATTATTCCATCTGATATAAGTTCATATATGAGAGTATATAAACATATTAGGAAGATAAGTAACCAAACCTTGAAAAATGTACGTGCTGTTTATAGTAGTTTCTTTGCATGGTTACGTGATAGAGACAGGGTGCGAAAGAACCCAATGATTTTAGTGGAAGAAATAAAAGTGGAAAAGATAATAAAGAAGTCATACAGTGATGAAGAACGTGAACGAATGCTAAGAAAATGTAAAAATTTAAGAGATTGCGCATTGCTTGAATTTTTATATTCCACAGCGGTCAGGGTTTCTGAACTTATAAGACTTAATAAGTCTGACATTAATTTCGGTACAAAAGATTTGATAGTTTACGGAAAAGGTGGAAAAGAAAGAAGGGTGTATTTGAATGACAAAGCAAATATGTATCTTAAGGAATACTTGCAGAGCAGAACCGATAACAATGAAGCGTTATTTGTTAGTTTAAAAGAACCACATAACAGACTTACAAAAGCAGGTGTTGAATATATTATAAGGGATATAGGGAAAGAAGCAGATGTTAAAAAGGCACATCCGCATAGATTCCGTAGGACAGCAATTACAAATGCACTGAACCGAGGAATGCCATTGCAAGAAGCTGTTTGGTTTGCAGGTCATGTTAAACCAGAAACAACATTGTTATATTCAACAGAAGACCAAGAATCTGTGAAATACCACCACAGAAAATATTTAAGTGCTTAATTTTTTATATTTTAAATTCGCATCCAACAAAGTTGGGTGTTTTTGTTATGCAAAAAATTTATAAAACTAAATAATGTGAAATTCTCAATTAAATGGCAAAATAACAGAACAAAATACTCTCTGGGATGGCTTTCTTTATATGCAAGGCGGACAAGAGGTTAAATTATCC